ATTTTGGCTACTATTTATACTAACCGTTTCGTTCAGTTCTAGTAAGTCGTTAGCTAAGCGATTTTTAACACGACCACTGTCTAGACCCCACATAGGTACATCGTGCATAACTTTTACACGATCGCCACGGTTACATACTAGGTATTCTAAATCTGCATTAAGTGAATATACTTCACGACGTAGATATGCCTGTGCCATATGCCATTTAGCATGATCTACAACCGCAGCAGCTTTAGTTACTCCTGGTAGTTGTATAGATTCAAATAACTCAGCAGTACTAGCCGTTTTGTCTGTTTTATATACAATTATTTCACTTTGTTGATAGTTGTTATCTTCATCTAAAAAGTTTACACGCAATCCGTCTGGTAATTTGGGTAGGGCTCTAATTCCCTCAAATCCCCAACTATTGTGTGGAGTAAAATGTTGTACAATATTTGACTTTGGCTCGTCAATAGTTACAGACCACTTACCGTTGATAAGTGCAGGGCTGGCCCTGCCGGCTGCACATATATCACGTAGTATATCCATAATACTACGCGTATCTGCTATTATGCTATTATACTCTAACTTAAAAGTTTCGGTTTTTTGGCTACCAACAGTTGGTGTATAAGTAATAGAACGATTCTGGTTACAGTAATTCCACCAATATTGTATTTGTGGTAAATCTAATTGACTATCTGTAACGGGTTGCGGATTTGCTGGATGTTGTAGTACATATCTAAACAAATCTGCTGGATTACTACTTGTTCCATAGCTCCAACTGGTACCGTTATAACGATTTAACCAAGTTTGTACAATAGCATTAATACCATCCAGTTGACCATTAATTTGATCAGTAGCCTTAATGCGTAGTGCAGTTTTAGCTATTTTAGAATTACGTGGATCTACTAATATTTCACCATTACTAGGTGTTTTATAGAATGTTGCGGCTAAAAATGTTACAGTATCACTATACCTATAGTCTGGTACTATATCTGGATCATCACCATTTTCTCTGCGTGCTCTAACACTTAGTGTACCTGTTGTGCCAGTAGGAAAGTTCTTTTCAAAACTAATAGTAAATGCGTCTTTTTTAGCCGCATCGCTACCAATTAATCCGCCAACTGATTTACCGCCTGCATATGCTGTATATGGTTCTATCCAACTATTCCAAGTCGTGCCACCATTTGTGCTATATTCAATAGCTATATTTACAGGTGCAGGTTCACGATCACCCGCTTTAGTGTTTATCCTACTCAAACCCTGTGGAAAATGTATATCTACTACTAATGTATTTACACTATCGCCGTTATTTGCAGCAGTGATCCATGGTCCAGCAGGAATTGCATTAATTGTGTATTGGTCTGTTTCGCCGTAACGCTGGTCTTGCTCACCACCAACATAACCCATAACAGACTGAGTTTGTGTATTACCATTTTGTAGTGGACTATACGCTTTGTTATTAGCATCTCTAGCACCAGTTAGTGCTGTATTAACTAAATTTTGATATACATCACTGCTATAAATAGTATTAAATTTTTCAATATTTGCTGCATCAGCACTATCATTTTTTCTATCTAGTGTGATAAACATGTCCTGTGTTTGATTAGGACTGTCAAACTTAGCAAACTGATAGCTTTGATTTTGTTGGCCTAGATTAAGTGCAACTTCACCAATTTTATAAGTTGTAGCATCTATATTTAGTGGGCCATATCCCCAGGCCAATAGCATTGTTAAGTAGCTATCACGCTCATTTAAAAATGTAGCATAATTTTGGGCACCAAGGGCCGGTGTCATACGAACTTTACCCAATATTACTGGTATAGCCCCATATGGGTTTGATTGATTGGCACCACCAGTAACCATATACTGTTGTTCTGTAGTACCGGGATCTTTTGTTGTTGGCGGACGTACTGGTGCTATTGCATTAATTAGTGCTCCGCCAACAATAGTAACTGCCATTGTAGCAAAAGTACTACCTACAGCTCCAGCTGCCCAACCAGCAGCAATTGAGGAACCTACTAAACCACCACTAGTAGCTGCAATTAATCCACCTTCTAATGCTCCGGCAATATAGGGGGCATAAATAGCTAGCGCAACAAATAGTGCTAGTCTAACAACATCTTTTCCAGGAATAGCTCTGTATTCGACAACATCTGTGTCTTTAAGGACAAAAGTATCCCACCGCTCTACTGTAATAGGGCGACCGTTTACAAGTATAGCTGCATAGGATTTTAATTCTGGTGCAACTTTCCACTCATCAACTACAAAAGTGTGTAGTTGCTGTAGAGTAGTACCAGGAGTTATTGGTAGTGTATATCGTTCAGTTTTTAGGGGATGTGGAACGGTATTTAGTATAACATTTTTGCTAGAATTATACTTAAAATATCCAACTATACGCTTACGCCATAGGACGCTATCAATAGACTCAACAACACTAGTAGAATTTTCACTAATATGAATAAATTGTTTATCGTTTATAGCTACAGCAATATGGGATTCGCTTCCAAGTAGCTTAAATAAAATAACTGCGCCTGATTCAAGCGCAGTTATTTCGTCCCAACCTTCACGATATTGAGCAATTAATTCTTCTAGCCTAGATGTATCATCTGTTGTTGTATAGTCATCAACAAAACTAGGTAATGTTATATTAAACTCATTTTTGTAAATAAGTCTAACCAATCCCCAACAATCTACACCATTAAAATCTCTACCACGTTCCTTAAAAGGAATTCCAATATATTTATTTGACCACATTAGAATAATCCTGGAAAATATGCTGGAGTAAAATTATGAAGCGGAAAAGGTTCACGTTCATAATTTATCATAGTTAATTCGGCAGAAACTTGATCTTTATTATAAGTAAAATTACTTATGTAAAAATCGTTAAAAGTAGCCTCTGCATCAGCATTAACATTAAACAATGCATTACCTGGCTCTACATATTTAGATAGTAATAAATCTAACTTTATTTTTGGAGGGCCAGTAATAGTTCTAACAATAGGTACCACATATCTAGTTACGTCAAACATAGTAATAGAACATTTAGGTGCTTGACCTTGTTCTTCAGTAGGCAAACTGATTTCCATAGGCAAAAAAGTATAATCGCTGCCTTTCCAAGTAATACCATATATAACTTCTTCAGCAGTTTCACTAATACGTTTAGTGAAACTGTCACAAAGTCTTAGTACAACATTGTTTACATTATCAGGATCATAAATAGTTACAGTAGTAATTAAATTAGTATCTGTTTCTGGAGAAAATATTGCTTTTAATGCCTCTGGAGACATTGATGTTAATCTGCTCATGGTAATACTTCTAACTGTAGTGATACTGTCCAATATCCTGGGGCAAGATAGCTTGTAGTAAACAAGCTATCTCCTTGAGGAATTATTCTAACTTCTTCGATAGTGTTGGTTCTAGGGTGTGGAAAACCAAAGCGTATAGTTCCTCTAATTGTATTTTCTACAAAGTTTTTTAGTGTAGCTACTTCAGCATTAGTCATAATAAAACTAAGACTTAATTGACTAGGACGCTTACCTAAATATCTCATTTTGGCAGGGCCTTTATCCATACTAGTTCTTTGGATAAGTGCTCCATGATTTTCACTAAAACCTTTTTGAGGTACTTGTGGTAAACTTAATGCTGTCCACGAGTATGTATAGGCCATACTATCTCCTTACTAATGCTGGGCTTAATCCATAATTACCCCGCAAAGAATTTTGCATAGGGCTTCCAGGTTGAGCCATATTTCCTGCTACCATTTCGCTAATAATTACATCAAAGCTACGGTTACCTCTACTATCTACTGTTTCCTTAGCTTCAACATTGGCTTGAGTATTATTGTAGATATTAATTTCTGTTTTTCCACCAGTTGCTCGTACGCCAAATGAACCGTTACTAGTTTTAACAGCTGGCATAACAAATTCAGGACCAGCTTCTCCAGCTACAGCCATTCTGCTGCCACCACTATGTGCAAATAGAGTAGGACTATTTAATAAACCACCTTTTGCATACTTATCCATACCTGCAAACATTGCGCTAGAACTAGTAAATAGTGCTCCTTTTGCTGCTGCTCCTGGTAAATAAAATGGTGTTGAGGTTGCAGCTGCAGTCGTACCTGTTGCTGCAATAGCACTGGGGAAAAATCTTGACATTAAAGATTGCTTTAATGGTTCCATAAGAGTAAGCTGTAATTGCAACTTTAATAATCCAGCTAGTGCTTCATATATAAAATCTTTAAAAGCCGTTTTACTACCTTTAGCAAAATTAACAATAGCATCTGTTAAACTGTCTACTGTTCCTTTTAAAAGATCTCTATATTTTTCCTGAGAACTGGACAATTCATTATTTAGATCAATTAATTTTAATTTACTAGCTTCACCTTCTGTGGCTGCGGCTAGTTCTGCTTTTCTTACAGACTCTATTCCGTCTCTAGCTATTTTATAACCTTCTTCAGTTAATCTAGGATCTTTGTCATACCGACGTTTTTCTAGTGCTGCTAATTTAGCATCTGCGTCTCTATTTATTCTTAGCCTATCGCGTTCTGTTTCTAGCTGTACTTTTCTAATAGCTTCTGATTTTTTAAGCAATTGATATTCATTGTCTAACAAAAGCCCTCTATCGTGTAATATTTGTGATATTTGACTTTCAGTATCTAATCTTTCACTTCTCAGCGAATATTGAATATCATCAAGTTTATTGTTTGTTTCAATCACTCCTTGGGAAACTTCATAATTTATATCTTTTAATCTATTAGTTTGTACAATACTTAAATCTAGTTCCTTATTACCTTTTCTTCGCTCAGCATTTTGTTTTGCTAGAGAAATTTCAGTATTTAAGTTAGATTGTGCGATACCAGCTTGTTCCATTTGTTGACTGGTAAGTTTACCTTTAAATGCTTCGTCAATTCGTGCTTGTGCATTTTTGCGTCTTATTTCAATATCCTCAAGTTCTTTTTCATAGTCACGAATTATTTTTGCTTTAGATGCACTATCTTCAATAATAGCTCTTTCCTCAGCAAACAAATCTTTTAAGGTACTTTCTGTTTTAGTACGCTCATCAGCTAAATCTTGCCCTTGTCTAGTTAATTCATTAATGCGTTTTGTTAAATTTAATTCTGCATCTAGTCTGGCTAAACGGCCTTCGCTTGATTCAATTTGTGCTTGTTGTCTAAGAACATTTCGTTGTTGGCGACCACCTGCTTGATTACTAGCAAATTCTTGTAATGCACTAGCTATTCCTGGGCTTGCTCCAGTACTACGTATCAAATCCATAATATTGACGCCAGGCCGCTTTGCTAATTCTTTGTATGCTTGTGACTCACCTTGTGCTTCTTTAAGATATTTTTCAAATTGCTGAATATTTTGCTGTAAAACCGTTATAACAGGCCCAAAAGCATTAGTTCTTGCAGCAACCGATGCTTTAGGGTCGCCTGGTTCTCCTCCTGCGGCTATATTAAGTATATCCATTTTTGATCTAGCTTCATTAATACTGCGTTCGTATTCTAAAGCTCGTCTCTGTGCGTCGGATTCTTTAATTGTAGCAATTAACTGTAAGTTTGTATCAATTAAATTAATTTGAGTATTAATTTCCTGTACTTTTAGTTGTGCTACACGTTCTGCGGCCTCAGGTAAAAATTCTGTAATTTTTGAAAGACTATATTGTTGATATTGTGTAGCACCTTTAGCAAGCGTAGCTTGAATAATATTTGAAAAGTACTGAGTATATTTACCTATAGTTTGTGGTATGCTTTGAATAAATTTATCCGCCTCAGCTCTAATACCTTGCTGATATTTTTGGGCTTTAACGGATTCATCTAATATTCTGCCAGTTAAATCTTGCATTTCATTACGTAAATCTTGAGCCTTTTGACTACTAGCAAACGGCCCGTCAGTTCCTAATTCAGCAAGTTTCTCTCCTGCTATACTGCGTTTCTTTATTAGATCATCTCTAATTTTCGAACTATTACCAAGATCAGTATTTAATTGTCTAATTGACATTGCTGCTTGCTGTAATTCTTGCTGTTGTTCACCACTAAAAAATGGTATAGAATTCATTTTATCAAGTAGTTGTAGTATTCCGCCTAAATTTTGCTCTATATTTGGGCTAGCTATTAATTTTGAAAAATCACCTAGACTTTTTGTAGCATCAATAACAAATCTTGTAAGGGGATCATTTATTGCATATTGCTGCATAAATCTTTGAAAAGACTCGTCTGTTTTCTTTAAGCTCTCAGTAAAGTTCTCTTGTTCTCGCTGTGCAACTTTTAATCGATCAGCGTATTCCTGCCATGCATCAGATAAATAGGTAATAACTTTACTATTTGGACTTAATTTTTTAAGAGCAACTACTACTTTATCTATATTTTGTGAAGGATCTTCAACCCCTAGAATTCTCCCATATTTAGCTAGCGTATCTAAACCCATTGAAGTTCTAGACAATGCGTCTATTTGTTGAACTATAGAGCTAGAAATATTTGTCATGGCTCGTTGGTCTATGCCCTGACCTACTACCATTTTTAGACCTTCCCAGATTTTTTCAAAAATATTTCCGCGATTGTCTAACTCGCTATAAGCATCGCTAGCAGCTTTACGCATATTTTTTAAACTATCGGCTAATCCATTAACAGCATTTGCTTGTGCACTTATTGAGGCGCTTTCAAATATTCTGCTAGGAGCTTTGTCAAATATTGCATTAACAGTGTCTTTTAAATTTTTAATACTAGCTAAGTTATCGTCTATTGTTTTATCAAATTTATCTAGGGCTTCTGTAGCTTTGGCAAAATAACTATATAAACCACCAATAGTAGTACCTACAATTGCAATAATTTGAGCCCAGGTACCAAGAAATCCAACTGCACTGGCTAATGCTTGCGTAACTATTTTTATACTACCAACCAAACGAGTTGTTCCTGCTCTAAAAGCACTCATTTTATCAACAGTATACTCAAAAGTATTTCCTGTTTCTTTACCTGCGTCGTCTAATTCTTTAATAATTTTAACTTGCGGACCACTTCTAGCTTTTGCTATATCGTCATTCAATTGCTTCCAAGCTGCTCTAACACCTAGTAAACTTGTGGTTGCGGCCGCATTAGAAGTAATTTCTGCACTTCTAGCTCTTTGATTCTCTTGCTGTACTTGATAAAATAAACGTCCAGTTGTTGTTAGTAAACTTTGCTGACTATTATAGTATTTTTCCGCTGCCTGTCTACCGGCTTCATAATTTTGTGCTTCTTTATCATATTCCCGTTTAGCATCTGCTAATTCTCTATATAATCCCGCAACTTTTGTTTGACGTTTTCCTAATTGATCAAGTGTTGCTAAATCTGTAGCTGTAATTTCGGCTACAGACTTTTGTAAAATACCTTGTACTACTGTTTGACCTTCTTTAGATCTACTAGCTTTAGCAATGCGTTCTGCTCTATCTTTTGCTAATGCCTCTAACCGCTGTGTGGTTGCTTCCCAACGCATACTTTCTGCTTCTGCACCAGCATCTGCAGCAGCTTTTCTTAAACTAACCTCTCGCTTTAACACTTTTTCAACCATTAAAGCGCGTTTAGTAGCAGCTTCTACAGCTTCTTTAGCACTATCTCTCATTGCTTGATTAAAGTTAGCTATTGCTGGTAATGCTTGTTTTGTTAGTGAAATAGCAATACCAGCTAATATAGCTGCTAGTGCGGTTGGGCTCTCACTAAGTAGTTTAATTAAAGGAGTTAATGTTTTATTTATTAACTCTAATCCAGCTTGTGCTACATCTTTTAAGGTAGCTAATAACTTGCTATAAGGATTTGCTTCTAGTTTTATTGAGCTAAATTTATCTAAGCCTTCTTTAATAACTGCATTAGCAAATGCTTGACGACGTTCAAAATCTGTTAGCTGACTAGCACTTTTGCCTATGCTAAGTGCATACTTTTCTGTAGCGGGACCAATTTTTGTAAATAATCCAAGTTCGTCTAATAATTCTGGCTCTAATTTAACTATACCACGTGTTAAACGAGTTATACTATCTACAACATCTCTGCCAAGTGCTTGTGATACATTTTTAGCTACTAATCCTACGTCTTGTAGTTGTTGTGCACTTAATCCAGCACTAGTTGCCATAGCCGTAGCTTCCATTGCTTCACGCATACTAATAGCATAGTCTGTAGTAGCAACTAAATTTTTACTAATATTTACAAGTGCTATGCCACTTTGTGCACCTAGTTGCTCCATACCACGTACCATGTTTGTAGTATCCATAGCCTTACTAAGCTGCTGAAATGCGGCTGTTACAGCAAATATATTAGCAGCAAATGTAGCATACAATCTAACTAAACCGCCAAGGCCTTGTGCTTCTTTGGCAAAATCGCGACCAGACGCACCCGTGCCCATAGCAAGCGCACGTGTGGCTCCATAATCTACAGATTCTTGTTTATAAGCAGCACGTCTTGACTGCTGCATTAATTTTTCTGAACGACTTAACTCATTGTTATACTCTTTGGCATCTTTAGTACGCTGTTGCATACTTTTGCTTTTATCGAGTACCTTTAAGTCATATTCTAATGTTTTTCCGGCCATAACTACTCCAGTGGAGTTAAATTTCCAACACTGCCAAATTGTTAGTTCAATTATAACACTAAAGCTAGTGTATGTCAAACCAAAATATTTTGAGTAATAAAAAACCCGCTAGGTTTTAGCGGGTTTTTCTTGTTTTTGATTTTGCCTAATATATTCAATACGCACACTATCTAATAGGTGTATAATTTGCAGGTAAAATCTTTTATCTAAACTGTCTACTTCATATACGTCAAACAGGTCTAGGATACCATTTAAATTTTTACCTAAATAATTTCCACCTATAAATTCCCACTCGTCGCGTAAGATTCCGTATATGCTAAGTAGCAGCTGTACTTCTGGATAGAAGTCAGTTATTTCAACAGGTAATTCATCTTCGTTTGGCTCAGTACCCATTTGCTCGCACATTTCATAGTACTGCTCCTTGGTCATGCCTAAACTACCATTAGCCAAGTAACTTTTAAATTTAGCCTGTATTTCTTCTAGCTGTTCTTGCTGAAGTTTCCCAGGTCATTTACCCTGTCACTAACAAAATTGTCAAAATCGCTGCTTGATTTCATTAGTAGGAGTGCGTTATCTTTGGAAAAACCAAGTTCGTCGTCTGGATCAAACTGTGATACATCAACAGGTGCTAATAGATTAATATACTTAAACTTTAATCCTGTCCAACCCTTAATAGCTGCATCGCAGTATAGTTCTAAGAATAAATCTTCATTAAATTCTTCGGTTGTTTGACGACCCTTAAATATAGTTTTAGTTGCGCGCTTTCTAAGATTAATTAGTGTTTCACGGCTTACATAACTCAACTCTAATTTAAAATCTGGAAAACCAGGGTACTCAACTGTAACTGTTTTACTTGGTACTAATAGTGATTTTAGGCTAATATCCTGTGCCATGTGTTTCCTGCGTTATAAATATAATTACTCGAAAATTTGGTGCCGGCGTAAACCGGCACCTGCTGTACTATTAAACTGCTACGCAGTTATAAGTAACCTTAAGTTCGTTGTCTTTTTCAATGTCGAAAGTATTGGTAGTAGTATTATAACCTTGTGCTGTAAAGTTAATAGTTGTACTAATAACTTGTTCAGTATTAACAGTAGGAATTTGCAACACTGCTGCTGGTACATAGAACTTAACATAAGTACCGCTAGTGCCGCCCATGTCGAATTCAATAGCAAAGCTAGGCTCAACATCTGTACTACTACTGGCTAATAAATCCTCTAGTAGTTGTCCACTTGTTTTGCTACTAGCTGCTGTGCCACTCTTTAAGTAAGCATTGAATGTACCCGTTACACTGCGTGTACCTGTGTAATAAGTAATTGGGATATTTACTTGACCTAGGTTAGCTGGTGTAATATACGTAATATTATTTGCTAGTGTAATTGATCCACCTGTAATAGCGAATTTATAATCATCAGTTGTTCCTGCAATAGTATCATCTAGTGCAAGTACACTTAATTTATTAGTAATATATCTGCCATCTACATTTTTAGCCATAGATTTATTAGTGCTTGCTCCGGCCGCCTCATGCACGACTACCTCTCTAACTTTTGCTGTGGCATCACCTGTTATAGCTGTTCCGCTGTGAACAAAAAGCTCATTAACAGCAGGTGAGGCATCTGCACCAGCTGCAGTCCAGCCAGTTGCATTAGTTGCACCCAAGTTAGAAATTGCATATGTGCGACCTAAAACCATTGCAGAAGCTAATATTTCTCTATTACTAAATGCAATTTCTCCGGCGCTAGCGGCATCAACTACTAAGTTACTAATTGCTCGAATCAGTGTGCCTTTACCAGCCCACTGAATAGCAGCGATTTGATCAATACCAAAGTCAACAGTAGCTGTATCCATAGCACAGTTATCAATAACATATACTTGGTCGCTAAATGCAATAATTAAGCCAAAAGCTTGTAGTTGATTTTTATTACTAGCTGCTAGAATAAATTCGGCCGCACTACTAGACTCATACCAAGCTGTTGAACCTTGAGTACCTACTACTCCACCAGAAGCACTACCTATAGCTGCTGAACTAGCAAAAGCGTTCCATAAAAATCGCTCTTCACAGGTT